TTTTATTAGCTAGCATTATAATAATGCCGAAAAGCAGTGTCCCACTCTTCCGGACTCACGTCATTTAATTTACGCACTTTCTTTGGTTCTTCTTTAAGAACAGGCTCATGCATGGATTGATAAGAGTTGTCTTTATCAAAATCCACTACGACAGAATCGGTCATTTTGTATTTTTTCATAATATATTTCCCCTTTAATTTCAATCAATACACTAATTATACCTAATTTTTTTCAAAAAGTAAAGGTTTATTTACTCGGAATCGTCTATTTTAAGTATTCCTTGTTCTTGCAATTGTTCTAAACAAGAATCAACTCCTTCAACAACCCCTTGGCCATAGCCACTGCGATATGAGAAGAATGATGCTGCCGCTATCGTGGCAAGAAAGATAAATGGTTCCATATAATACCCTATTTTAGTTTTTCTTTAAAAATTGAAACTTTCATTCCAACAACGTTTTTTGCTCCAAGAGTTCTCACTTCGACATCATCTGGAATTACGAATACAAAAGTGACATCAGTATGCTGAGAAACAAACCATTCAAGATAATGAATTCTGTTATAATTGTCGTCAGCGTTGCTTTGAGTATGTTGCTCATAATTCTTTGAGTCCTTATATATGTTAGATAACGAACTCTTGTCGTCAAGAATAAAATCAAACCCAAAACAATAAAGCAAATTATGGTCTCGCCTAATGGCTTCTCTCATAGCAACCATTCCTGCGTTGTTTCGGCGACCAGTTGTTTCTTCCCAACATTCTTCTTCATGCGGAAAAATCAATGATCGATCTAAATTGTTCTGTTTTATCTCATTTATCATACGCTGGTCTATAGCGACCAGATAATCGTACCCATCCCAATCTCTATATAGAGCATTACATCCAAAAATGGTGCCCTTACCTTTAAGGGTATCTAGATCAATCGATTGTCTGGACGGACCGTTTCCTAATATGAGTGCTATTTTTTGGTTCACGCTTTTCATCTTTTTCCGAGTTCCATTTTATAAGATCATAGTTATCACGAAAGTTTGTATTGGTCTTTTTTGATGCCAATTTATCACCTGTGATATCATTTTTTGCTGTTTTCATTTACTTCCAATCTTTCGTTAAATTTTGAAATGTATCACAAACTAATTTACGAGTTATTCCTTTATATGGAAGTTTTCTATCTTTCATACCAATTAAAATTTTTGCTTCTTTTGGCTCCAATGACTCTAACATTTGGATGAAGATAAGCTCACGACGTTCTGGTTTCAGATTGCGTTGGGCTTCAGTATTTCCTTTAGTGAACAAATACAATTTCCTTAGTTCCCCTGCCAAGTCGAGTTCTCCATCACTATTTTGTGGCAAGGGCGTATATGGTGGGGTGCCTTCAGGGAGCAACCACTCAACACGTGGATCATAAGTTGCACCCAAAATTAGTTTTAAAGAGGGACTGCTATGCTTGTGTAGAACAACCATCTTATCTTTTTTAGTTTTAGCATCTTCAACTTCTTTGAAAATGTGGTGAAAATTTATCATCTAGAATTCTCCAATACAATCAGTTAAGTTTTTTAATCTATTTTTAATAAAGTAATTTAAAAGACCACTCCGTTTAGGAATCTTATAATTCTCAAACTGGTCGAGAATTTTGGTAGATATTTGAGGTGGAATTTGTTCAAGATCAACCAATGCTTCATTTCTTTTATAATTACGAAGCATATTATCATCACAAAAATGTTCAGGTTCTAGATCAACCCAAGTTTCTATTTTTCTTTTAGATACAGGTTTCTGTCTGTTTCTATTAACAATGCAAGAATCTTCTGAAAGGAAATTTGGAATTCCGTCACCACGATCTCCCCTCATGATATGTTCACGAAGAAATCGACGAGGATCACTAACAACAACCCACTTCTTTTGCATTGGGCTATATTGCCTAACATTTGTATATTTCTGAAGTTGGCAAAAGTCCTTATCGCCAGAAACGATTAAAACTTTTTCAACATCATCATTATTTAGATACACCCCATATTCCTTTGATATTACACCAATAATATCATCGGCTTCAGCACGCTCAACTTGAATGACTCTATAAGGAAAATGAGTTTTAATTTCATCCCGAATTTTATTCAACGCACCAAAAATTTTAGTCCAATCATGTGTTGATTTAGCACGATCTTCTTTTCGATGAGCCTTATAATATGGAAAGATGTCTTTTCGCCAATAATTTTTATCATCACAAGCAATCACCAATTCACCATACTCATTTGAAAATTTTTGACGATACATCCGAATAGAGTTGAGTATCATATGTCGCACAAGATCTTCTTCAACATCATTGTTGTGACTTAATTGCATCATTATATTACTAATTATAACTTGATTCAGGTCTAATATTATCATGGAGCATTCACCCATTATCTAATTAAATTATATTATACTAAACAATTCACTAAAAGTAAAGTTTTTTCAAAAAAATGGGGGATCAAATCCCCCCATTCATTCCTAGAACAGAGATCAATCTCTATTGGGCGAAATTGTACTGATATTCAACAAATAATGCGTCACCGATTTGATCACGACCTTGAAATACATCCCAAGGAGCTGATAAATTATTTTGCTGATATGCACCTGTTAGCTGATGTGTTTTAGAACCAACATATGCTGTAGCGAATACCCGTGCGTAATTGTTATTATTCTGACCAGACCAAAATTCACCAAACTGATCCATGTCCTGATTCCACCGTAAACCTGCTGATTTCATTTTTAAAGCAAAGCCACTGTCGTGGTCAGCTGCCATTAAAGGAGCAGAAGTTAGTGCAAACATTGTTACTAATAAAACTAATAATTTTTTCATTTAAAAATACCTTTTCTTAAGAAATGTGGTTGACTTAATATAAATCCGGTTATTTATATCGCTCACTATTTATATATATAATTACCCTTCACTATTACACAATCCTTTATCATATGCAGTTTTTTGTTGCTTTAATCCAGCATTAAGTGAGGTCACCTTAGCACCAGAATCAATTTTAGCTGCATAAGGATGCACTGATTCTTCATAATCACGTTGAACATCACGTGATGAAGGAAGACCCATTACAGCATTATACAATGCTTCTTTTGTCGCTTCATAGTTATACTGCTGAATCAAGGCATCATTAGTTGCGTTCCAATGAATAAAAACACCAACTGTAATAAACAAATCATCTGCTTCTGAATCAAGAATTACACCTTCTTGAACCGAATCGGCAATTGCCATGGCAACACCACGTTGAGCTGGTCCAAACATCTGAACCGCTTGTGCTCCTTTCTTAATAGTAACTTTATTGAACATAACAGTATTAGGTTTTACCATTAAGTTCGGTGCAACTACTGCTAAAAGACTTGTGAACCCATCTTTGTTATTCACTAATGCATTTGCAAATGCGCTCTCTACTGCTGAACCTCTCGGTCCGACCATTAAATCAATGTGAGCAACTTCATTGCCCTCACCCACTAACGATTCACCTACACACAAATTTGTTATTCTATTCATTAATTCCCCCCTCCTTTAAATTTTCTAATTGGAAATATGTACAAACATGATTATTTTCATATTGTCTAAGTTTGTCATTTGCTTCTTTATATGTATTAAATTTTTCACGTTTTATTTCTTCGCCCGACTCACCTTGAATCCAATAAGATGTGAGTAAGTAAAAGTATCCCATCAACAATTTCCTCCTCTAGAATCATTTGATTTCTGACATTCCTTATCCATTTCTTCCGTCCAAGTCATATTAATATCCGAATAATATACACCAATCGTTCGTTTTGGATTGCCATCATCGTCATATGCCATAGCAATACATTCATATGTAATAGCACTTTCACGTTTTTCCCCATAAAACATATCAATATAAGTTCCACCACTAATATACTTTTTGAGATTACGAATGTATTTTTCTAAAGAGTTGACCTTTGCGATCGCTTTATTTGCTACCCTCTTTTCAGGACTCTTTAAATTTTTACGTTCTTCAACAAGATCTTCTTCGGATGTTGCAATATACTTTTTTACACTCTTTAATGATAATGCGTGATCGTCATCCAGTTCTAGAACATATTTGGCTACGTTTTTTGGGGGATTGGTCTTAGCACGTGCTTCACGTGCTTTGGCTAACCTTTCTACAACAACAGCCTTTTGCTCGGCTGACATAGGTTTGCGTTTTTTGCGTTTTTTAGGCATCTCACTCATTTTTCTCACCATCTAATAATCAATCAAAAGGTATTATAACTAATATTGTGACAAAAGTAAACATTTAATTAATCTTCATATTTGGTGCGATTAAGCATGACATTCATGTTCATCCGAATTTCATTATCTACTGAACCAGTGCCTGAATGTTCTGTGTTAGATTTGAATATTAAGACGTCACCTTTATCCGGATAATATTTCTTACCGCCAATTTCTGTATAATCATTCCCATGTTCAGTCATAAATAGAATTATGGATATATCTGATGGGACAGACGAGTCCTTGTGTTTTGGACAAGACATAGATTTGTTATAATAATTAACCAAAATTCTCTGCATTTCGAAACTCTCATAATCTAATGTAGTTTTTCTTAAAATGCTGAGCGTAAGAAATTCCGCAATAGAACGTAACACCAACTCTTCCTTAAATTGTGGCAGCTGTTTCGGAAATGCTTTAATTAAAAACCCATTAGTTGTGCTATCAGATCCATCGTACAATCCGTCTAAAGTCCATCCGCCCATACCCTTAGACATATGGGCTAACGTATCACAAAATTCTGGATCTATACAACGCTTTAAGTCGTATAAGATCATTCAATACTACTCAACATAAATTCCCATTCTGCAGCACGAAGATCCCAATTATAAAAATTGTCCGTCCAATTCTTTTGATATGCCAACTTCCGCTGATGATCTTCAGAATTACTTATCACAAGTTGGATTGAGTCATATAATCTATTCACAAACACATTAGCATGTGTTTGATTATCTTCATTCCATTGATACATCGATGCGAAGCTTCCCGTTGTTTCAGGCAATGCAGCAAAGTTAGGGCATACTACCTCACAACCAGCACTCATTGCTTCTATTGCTGAAATGCAAGAAGTTTCTGGCCAAATACTAGGATAAGCAAAGATATGAGATGATTTGAGTGCCTTTCGAACTTCTTCATTAGGCTGATACCCATGATATGTCATCTGAGGATGATCTATAATATCTTTAAATAGTTTATCAAAAGGTTTGTCACGTTCTTTCCATCCATATGCTTCAAATGAGGAATATACATCTAGATGAATCTTATCTCCAAATATTTCTGCTAATTTTTCAACCGCAGCATAAAGGATATTTAATCCCCTATGTGGAGTTGTGTGATAAATTATTCGGACAACATCCCCATCCTTATCCTTTATACTCACATCGATAGGATCGATAGCATTTTTCATCACTATAGACTCACCATAAGTGACGCCATGCATCAAATTGTATGTTGCCAACTGATAATTTGATACGAATACTAATTTATTAAACCGTGCACGTTTATCCTTATCACTTAAATGTTGAGATTCTGGATCATCCCAAGTATCATGTAACCAAAGAATATTTTTCTTATCAGGATCTATAGTGCGAACACGTGATTTGATGATATGAAACTTATCCAACAGTTCATTATCAACTCTCTCATATAGTGTCTTATTCATAAGTTCTGTTCCACCCATAGCACCATCATAAGTACCATCTTCGGAAGGACCAAGATTTACCGTTTCTGTATCATCAATAACATTTAACCCCATCACCTATACTCCACGCTTTTAATTGAGTCGACACGGAAAGATCTCCATGCATCCTTTTCTAAGTCCCAAACAGCAACAACGTCATCATTCTCTTTACGAGTCGATTCTGTATTAACTTGAGGAACAATACTCACTTGGAGTGTACAATTCATAACACGTTCTGTACCGTCTTTCTTCTCAAATGTGACAGTCACATTTGAATAGTGTGCCAGCTTTTCGACCAAATAGTCTTTACTCCAATGCGCATTACTTTTATTCATTATTTTCTTCCATTCTCTGAAACCAATTCTTCCAGCTGTCTTTGAAGTTTATTAAACCTAAACTCCCAATGTTCAGCAAGCTTCTTCTGCTCCTTATATTGTGATTTATATTCGGCATCTTTGTTGCCGAAAAGCCTTCTTATACTATTAATCATAATCGTACCACCTTGTTATTTCTAATAATGCTGCTGCATGTGGGGACAAGTGTTTTAAATTGGCATATACATCACCAGACACTTCCCATCCATGCAACAAGTTAATTTTAAAGCTACCTTTAGGTTTACTGAAGATATCTCGATAAGCAATGACGAACTTTATTCTCCATGTTAATTTGGTCATGTCCCTTGTCCACGATATTTCTTAAATGATGCTCTTTTTGATTTATTCATTGAAGAGGATTTTATGTTACCCCTCCCCTGACTTGTTCTCTTATTTGATGTAGTAGATCCCTTGTTCAAACCGATACCCATTCCACCGTTATTTCCTCTAGCCATAATATCCTCTATTTTTTATCAACTAATGTCCATGGCATTAATGGCCAAGCCATTAACACTACACCAACTAATGACCACGATAGCATCTCGGAGATGCTCATGCTATCTTCTATGCAAGTACCACCGCAATCTGAACCAGCGACCCCAAGCAAAATAAACATACCGACAGCCGTGCTACAAGTAATTATTTTAGTCATCGTACACTCCTCTACATATATACAATAGTTATATTATACCTGTACTTTTATGAAAAGTAAAGGTTTTTTTAAATTAACATATCTAAAATATATGGATTTTCTGATTTATGTATAGCTATACGGTTAAGTAAATGCATTTCTGGTCGACCAAAATGATCAAGACATGGTTTGACGCTATCAACCTTATTCAAGGTTTTCGCTCTATCGTCAACCTGAAAAATGTTATATTCGTTTGACTTTAAAAACTGTTCAACATTGTTTCCAATATCAGACTCAATTGATTCAAAGAATATCACAGGTTTTGCTATTTTAACAATATCTTCTGCACCCCTCAAACACTTATCTTCATGCCCCTCAGTGTCAAGTTTAATCATCCTTACAGTTGCTTTATCTTTTATGATATCATCTAATAATATTGTTGAAACTGTATATCCACCCTTATCATCAATTTTGCCTCCTGCACTTAAATAATTTGGTTCCGTATTCACAGAAAATTGTGTTGTACCTTTTACATCAGAAACAGCTGCCATGAATAGGTTATTAGAAGGGAATCCATTTGCATCTACATTCATTTTTAAACGAGCAAAGTTCATATTATATGGCTCGAAGGCAACCACTGTACTTTTTGTTACTGATAGTGCTGCTAAAGTATAAGACCCTGTATGAGCACCAACATCTAAAATAATTGTATCTTCCTTAAAACTTTTACTTAATTTGGTCCACAAATTTAATGTATGTGCCTCATATTCGCCATTCCACAGAAACCTTAATGCAACACCATCATCTCTCCCCCCAAGAAACATCTTAAATAGGTTACTTCCCCCAACATTACATTCAACAAAATTGAAATGTGGCGGTTGCCTTAACAACTCATCTATACCCATAGACTTATTCATACTCATAACCTTTCTTTTTGTTTAAATATTTTTCGTTCTCATATTTTCTTGGACCCTTTCCAGTCCATATACTTGTCCCTTCTGTAAATTCCCAGTCCAAAAACTTACCATCAAATTCATGAAGCCACTCTTTGGGTAATTGATCTATGATGTGACTTAGTGCTACTTGATCATTAAACCATTTTACAGGCAGACCCTCAATGGTCGTAGCAATAGCTTGCGCAACTTTCATAGCATCCGAATGAAGATATACTGCACCTGCGGCAACTTTCATTCCTACACGTTCCCATTCATTAGCAGCACCAACATTATCTTTTCTTGGGAAGTATCCAACAGGTCGATCGGGATATTCAAATTTATTCACAATTAAACAATCGATATCAAGTATCATTATCTTTTCTGCGGTTTTTAAGACATGCGGTGCCACAGCAAATCTGGTGCATGCATAATAAGCTCTTTCTTGCTCTGTAGTGAAATTTTTAAAATCGAAATCATGAAAAGAATAAGTTGATGTGTTGGTTGTTTGTGTGTCAGCTATTAATGACAAAACTGCATCAGATGGGTTCACAACATGGATGTGTATATCAAATCCATTTTCGTCTGCGGAATGTATAAATGCTGGCGAGTGTTCTATAAAATATTTCGAATCGCATGCAGCAAATATTACAGGCGTTGTTGGGAATTTTCCATATAAACTCATGTCGATTTTCTCACAATCCATTCACCGTTTCCGCCATCGACCCATTCAACTACATCCCCTGCCTTCCAATTTAAGCTATCCATGAGTTCGTCCGGAAACGTTACCATTAATTCCCCATCATCGTCTAAGGTAATAGGGACTATGTGACTTTCTTCGTCTTCACCATACATACGCACATATTCAGAGTCTTTCTTAAAATCAATTTTCTCATCAACCTCATCATAGAATACTGATAATTCAGTTGGACTCTGAAACTCAGAGTGAGTCATCCCCTGTAAAATTGCCCATTCCTCATCGGTGTAAGTTTCAGTTGGGTGTGCGTCTTTGATGCGGTTTTTCTCTACTTTTGTTAATGATGTTTTATCATTTTTCATCTATTCACCTTTTGTTATATCAAACCCATTACTTGCATTATATCCTTTTTGACTTTCTTTATTATACCCTATCCACTTGCTAGAGTCAAGTGAATAATAATCTTGTGGAGACATTCCTGAATCTAATGCCTCAAAATACATAGAATCAAATAATAATTGAACTCCTTGTCGACGATGCTCACGAATTGTTCCGTCAAACCAATGACTACGTCCTTCCGATTTTAATCTAGAAAAAGCATATTTTAAATGAGGTTGTGTGCTCATATCAGTATAGTGAAGGATTTTAATATCCCCAAAACTGTCGTTTTCCCCATCAAAATTATTCCATTGGCGGTCAAATGTTTGCTGTAAACGAGGATATTTTTTGAGTTCTTCAAATAGCATTTGGTGAGCATAAGGTTCAGGTTTCATTTCTTTGACTTTCGGTAGAACATGCTTTGCTGTCAAACAGTCCCATTTAGCAACGCATGTTCTCCATCCACCTTTCATCATAATAATAGGAGCCTGTTGATTGAATGGTTCATTCCATAATTCGGCTAAGTCGCCAAGAATTATCATGTCAGAATCCATGTATATAGCTTGACCCTTAAAATCGCATGCTTCAGGGATCGCCCAACGAAACCCAGAGAAAGGTGTCGCCCAAGTTTGGCTATTCCATCCACCCCAGATAGAATCCGGATCTTTATTATGCTTCATCCATGTAATGTCGATAGGGAGACTGCTATTTTTACGAGCTGTGTATTCAAGCACCATTTGCGATTCAGCATCTTCTCCGTTTGGTGCGCATCCTACAAACAGTTTAATCCTGGATTCAGATTTTGTAGCCTTCATTAATTACTCTTCCTTCAATTATATGTTTAGGTTTTCTATGCCACTTGCCGTTGATATTCTCATTAATGAACCTATCTTCCTCAAGAACATTATTTAAGAATTGTTGACGCACTTCCTCATAATTGCAGTCACCCTCAGTTATATGTAACGATAATATATTACGCTTGAAATTTTCTTCACCTTTCTCAGAAATAAGATCTTTCAGAAAAGCCGAAGACCCATAATATGTTTTCCAATCAGATTCCTTTTTTGTTCTTCTTTTTGCTCCTTTCGCTTTTCTTCTGCTGTAGAAATATTTGCGACCTATGTAGATTCTTCCATCAAATAGACATTCAATAGCATAAACAAACCCAACGAAGCTGCCGATATCCTCTGTATTGAACGGAATGCCATTAAACTCCCATGGATTCTTATAATCATTGATCGTCTTCAAAGTCGATTTCAGTATAAATCACATCACGTCTGTCACATTCTTCTTCTATGACATCAGTAAGATCCACATCTGATCTACAAAATGGGCAATACATAGGATCATTACGATTTATGATCCCCTCTACATAAGTGATCTCATATTCTGCGCTACAAGAATCGCAAACTAACTCATACATTATTTGTGACATAATTACACCTCCGTTGTCTATCCGTATTTAGCGACATATGTACCACATTTCTTAAGAAACATAATACCGTCATCATTTCCATGATCATTCTTATAAAAAACCCTCCATATACCAGAAGCATATATTAGTTTGGCACACTCAATGCATGGTGCGTGGGTACAATATAATTCAGAACCCTCGGTCTCACTACACTTAGCAATTGCAATTGTTTCAGCATGAATATTCTCCTGGTTCGGTTTCATACTAACCTTAAATGCAGCACTATCTTCATAGGTTGTTAATTTATATATGGGATCCTCCGAAGTATCATTTGGGCACGAATTTGTGGCAGCACAACAGATATCAAACCCAGTAGGTGTTTCATTAAACCCAATAGAAATTATCCGATGGTCTTTAACGATGATTGCTCCTACTTTTAAATTGTTGCATGTAGATAATTCCGCAAACCGTTCTGCCGTATCCATATATGCTTCTGTCCATCTATCGAAACTATGCCCAACAGAAGATCTATTTGGGTTAGATCTAATAAATGGATAATTATCAGTCATAAGCATCACCCCAATCACCTTTCAATCCAGCAACCTCATACTCAGTTACCCGATTTTCAAAAAAGTTAGTATGGTCTGCACCATTCAACACCCATTCTAGCCATGGTAATGGGTTATCTTTTACACCGTAATTTGGCTTCAGTCCAAGTTGAAGTAATCGGCGATCGGTAATATAACGAATATATTGTTTGACACCTTCATGAGATAACCCCTCAATTTCGCCGATATTGTAAGCTAGGTCGATAAATTTATCTTCCAATTTAACAGCCTTGCGTGCCATTCTATAAATATCTTTTTTGAAATCTTCATCTACTATACGATTATGCTCAGCACAAAACTGCTTAAACAATCGCGAGTTTCCTTCAATATGCATAGATTCATCACGTATAGACCATTCAACAACTTTCCCCATACCTTTCATCTTACCGAAACGTTGGAAATTAAGTAGCATAACGAATGATGCAAACAACGCCACTCCTTCGTTGAATACCGTCTTAGCAAGGGCAAGTCCTAACCCACGCTGAGTTGAAGTATCGCTTTCTGTCATAAAATCGACCTTATCAGTCATTTCTTTGTACTCAAGGAACGCATGATATTCTGAATCGGGCAAGCCTAAAGTTTCATTGAGTAAAGCATATGCTCTCTGGTGTATCCCTTCTCTTGCAGCAAAAGACCCCAACATATTTCTGATCTCATTATTTTTAAATCTCGGAATATAATGTTCGTAGTAATTTTGACCAACTGCTACATCTGACTGTGTAAATAATCTCAGAATATTAGTGATATATTCCTTTTCAAAAGCGGTGACTCGACCGCCTTTCCAATCAGTCACATCTTCACCCAGATCAATTTCATCTTCAATCCAATGTGCCTTTTCATGCCTTGTAGTAATTTCTACTGCCCATGGATAATAAAATGGTTTATATGTTTTAGAAATTTCAAGCAATCCGCCAGAAGTTTTTTTTATCAGCTGGTGTTTTATTTTCATTAAATCTTGATAACTTCCAATACACTTATCATCGATAAATATTTGCGGTACTGTACGTGCACCATTCGTGCGTTGTAAAAACGCCATCATCTGTTCCTCACCATATAACTTGTTTTCAGTATAGGCAAATCCATGTTCGGTTAGCCATGCCTTTGTTTGGACACAATAGGGACATTGTTCTTTTGTATAAATTTCTATTTCTGGTTGGTTATGCATGACATGCTGTGCATTCATCGTTATTTATCTCCACAAAATCCTTTAAACGTTCTCTTTCAACTTTCGTTGCTACATTTTCGGCACGATTGCTTGTTTCTGTTCTCAAGTAATAGAGACCTTTACATCCATACCTCCACGCATCAAAGTGCACTTTATGCAAATACGATTTAGTTGCCCCTGCAGGGAAAAATACGTTGAGTGATTGTCCTTGACATATATGTTTTTGTCTTTCTCCCCCTTGGCGAACCACCCAATCTTGATCAATTTCTATAGCCGTTTTGTATACTGCCTTGACGTTTGCGTCCATCCAACCAAAATGTTGAACAGAACCACCACTGTTGATAATACTTGACCAAGTCTTTTCATTATTGCGATCGTACTTCTTCAATATTTCTATTAAATACTTATTTTTAGTTAAATGTGATCCGACACGTGTTCTAGAAGTAAATGCATTGGCCTTCCATGGTTCGATAGAAGGGGAAGTCCCACCAATCAACGAACTATTAGCATTTGGTGCAATAGCAAGCATATGAGCATTTCTTAAACCTGTACCTTTCATATCAGGTGCCTCACCTCGTTCTCCACCTAATAATTTAGACTCAATAATCGCTTTCGTTTGGATGTCACCAAACACTTCTGTATTCAATTTCACCGCTTCATCAGACTCAAAAGGAATTGCGTGTTGTTGTAGATATGAATGCCATCCCATTGCCCCGAGTCCAAGAGAACGTTCACGCTCAGCGGAGTATCTAGCACGACTGATCGTGTCAGGTGCATTATCAATGAAAAATTGGAGAACGTTATCAAGAAACCGAATAAGATCTGGCACTAGTGTAGTATCTTTCCACTCATCGTAAGTTTCTAAATTCAATGATGACAAACAACATACCGCTGTGCGATCTTCATTTGTAACAAGGTGTATTTCATTACACAGGTTAGACCCATGAATTTTTAAACCCATATCCTTCTGAGGTTGAGGTAATGCTTTATTTGCCGTGTCGATGAAGTTTAGATATGGTTCTCCTGTACGATAGCGTGTTTCAAGCAGCATTTCCCATAACTTTCTGGCAGTAATATCTTCTGATATTATTTCATTACTGTCGGGATCTTTTAGTGCCCACATTTCATTATTTTGTACTGCATCCATAAACTCATCACTGAGATTTACCGCATGATGTAAATTTAAGTTTTTACGGTTTACATCACCAGTAGGAATTCTCATATTAATAAATTCAACAATATCCGGATGATCAATATCCATATATGCTGCGTATGATCCTTTACGAGTTTTACCTTGGCGATATGCCGTCATATCAGCATCTACAGTATGTAGAAACGGAATAGGACCAGGAGCAATATCTGAAACTGAACGGACATCCGACCAATGCCCCCCAACGCCACCACCCTTTACAGATAACCAACGAAGCTCAGAAGTATGATCTATCAGCCCCTCAAGAGAATCCGGTACATACGACAAAAAACAGCTGATTGGTAATGCCTTTGCTTTTTCTCCAGAAATTGGGGCATTAGAAAGAATTGGTGACGAAAACATGAACCAACCTTTAGATGCCCCATCATAAATTCGTTGCGCAAGTTCTAAATCATTATCACAATATGCAACCGCAGCACGTGCAAATGCTTTTTGTGGAGTTACATCATCATCACGGCAATAATAATCTAATAGTAATTTGAACGCTTGTTCTGATAGAATTTTGTCCCTGCGAACATCAATATTGATGCCTAAATATTTTTTCATATGTAGTCTCCTTAAAGCGTTTCAGAAAGAGGAAATATTTGCGCAATCGCCTTTGCACACTCACGAGCAATATCGATATGTTCTCTTTGTGTTCCGTGACCTGCTCTAAGATCTATGTAATGTATCCATGAACGGATTGTGCCGTTCATGTACATTCTGGACTTGGTTAATCCTTCTGGCAAAATAGCACGTGCTTGTTCCTTTGCGATGCCATTATCAATCGCCCATGCGTAAGAACTTTTCACTATATCTAATATTTCTTTTTGTTTGGTATTCCAATCATTTTTAATTTTCTCATCATCAGTTTCAATAGAATTTTGTCTATTATTTTCATCCTGCAATCTTGCCTCACGCAATTCAAAATCTAGATCTTTAGTTGGATCAGCATAGCGTTGCGAAAACTCTTGAAATGAAAATGATCGATGGCGTAAGATTTGTCGGGCAATATCACGTGTCGTTTCAATTTCGATGCAAGCCGAAGCCATTTCTAATGGTGACCAGTGCTTATGCTTTATAAGATACTTGATCAATTTGTCTGATGTTCCTTTGTTGAATTGGTTGCTGGGGTTTGATACACGTGCGCAAAAAGCTATAAGATCTTGCACATCATCTAGCCCATGTTCTACCATATATGCTGAAGGCATACTGTATGAAATTAAATTCACTTTCATTAAACTTTTCTCCATTCACTTAATTTTGCCTTAGCACTTAATCCACTGAAGGTGTTATTACTTATAACCGATCGAACCTCGTCAATATCTCTTCCCGCAAGAATCATATCGTTGATATCCTTTTCTCCCACATAATCCGGAAACAGTGATATACTATAGCCCAATTCTATTATTTTTCCGATTCTGTTTAAAATTTCTTTATTGCGTGGTTCATTATCAAACACGAACACAACTTCTTCAGCACCCAGTTCTTTTAAAGAAGTTTCCGATACATCAGCACCACCCATTGCAATTGAATTGTTTAAAAATAAACTATCAATTGGACCTTCGACAACATAGACAGGCTTGGTTATATCAACTGTATCTAGTCCGAAAATTTTAGGTGCATTTTCATCTACCTTTACAGTTATATATCTGAGGGAACTTTTTCCTAACGCTCTGCCTTGAAATCCTATCAATTCTTCTTCACGGTTAATGAATGGCAATATAAGACGTGGCTCATCCTTATCCACAATATCGAAATTTTCAGGAGAAAATTGGTGCGCAAAGGCATTGAACTTTGGCGTATAAAATAATTTATAATGGAAACGTTTTGGTATTTTACGCCCCTCAACATATTTCTTTACAGGATGATTCACAGCGAGTTGGCTCACTTTTTTCAGCTTGCCGAGAGGTGTTTTAAGGTAATTTGGACGTTTTTTGAACCGAAACGAAGTTTTGGTAGAACTGGGAATTTTCTTCTTTTTTATGCCCCTGTCGCCATCTGAGAACCTCTCTAGAGAATATTCACTATGCAACTGTGGATTGATATGCCTGAGAAGACTACGAAGCAAAGCACCTTTACCACAATTGTGGCATTTGAAGAATGGCTTGCCTTCCTTCTGAAAGATATACCCTCGTGCTTTGTTTTTATTGGATGTGGAATCACCACAATATGGGCAACGGAAGTTGTAGGTTCCGTTGCCTTTGTCTTTGAACTTCTCTAACTGAGCCGAGAGAAGATTAAGATACTTCATATCAATATAATCCATAATATATTCTATTCTATTGTAGGAGATTAGCCAAAGTGTTTTGGCCATTCTACTATTATACTACATGATGTATGTTAAGTAAATGCTTTTTTTATTAAGGTGCCATCGCTATTATATAAGCAAGAACCCCTGTTATAACAGCGGACATTATAACCCAAACCAATTTATGTACTGAATCAACAGTTCTTGTATTTAAACCAACACATTTCTCAAGTGCTACTATTCTATCTTCTATTTCATCTATAGACTTCATCACATCTCTTTTATCTTCTTCCAGCCCCATAACCTTTTCTTCAGTACGAGCAAATGCAATTAATAGATCAGCAACCTTGTCTATCTTTTCTTCTATTCTGTCTAATCTTCTATGATCTGGACAAACTCCATTATTATCCATCCGAGGTACCTCTTAAAGACCTAGTCTTTCCTTGAAGTCTTTTACTTTTTTCAAGGATTCACGTTTCTCTTTAGCACGTTGATATCTAGCAAGAATTGAGCGCATTTCCTTAAATCTATAATCTAATTTTTTCCTCGCCCAAGCATCACCAGTATCTCCTGTACCTACAACAGCATCACCAGTAGCATTCGTCGGGGAATCTTCCATTACACCTTTAACTTTTACTACAGTATAAGTTCCACCGACCTTATCTACGTCGTTTCCTTTAGATGCATGTTTTTTTGCCGAATCTTCATCTTTAAAAGTCTTTTCGCCTTCGACCTTACCCTTTGCGTTTTTGTAAATAACATTATAATAGTCTTCATGTAACATTTTATTAAGTTCCTGTGGTGAAATGTTTTCCATCATAGTTAATTTCTCCATTAATCCTTCCCTCAAATCCTGTTTAGTGTAATGTTCTTTTGGGTCGACACTTTCTTTAATTAAATATAATGCTGCAGCATACGATGCAATTCGGGATTTCCCGCCAGGAAGTTTTTCAAGCAAACGTTTAAGACCAAATACTAGACGATCAAAATATCCATATGCAGCCTTTTCTTCTTGCGTATTTAAAGTTTTAGATTTCTTCAACACGCTACCATCCTCATCAATGATTCCAAGCTTGAATGCTTCAGTATCCTTGAATGGCGTAGTGAGTTTTCTTATAAACTGATATGTGAAAATTATATCAGCAATTCCTTCATTTAGTATTTCTTTTGCCATCTAAATATCCCTTAATATTTCAATAACACCGTTATCTAATCCAATATCACTGTCTATTACCTTTTTCCCATTTACCATACCGATGTCACTTGGCCAATAATTGAGTGTAATTAAAAAAGGTTTCAAATAATCACCATATCTTCCTAACTTCAAGAACAACATCCTTGTCATAGAACGTGATTCAAACATATTATATAATATAACCAAATGGTTCAATATTAAACGTTCTTTGAGTTCTCCAGTTTCTTTATACTTTTTGAACAAACGTTTAATATACCGAATTCGTTTCAGATCATCATGAAATTCTACCAGATCTGTACAATGCGGATTAATATAATATTTCATCGCAAAAAGTAGGAAGTTTTCTTCCGTCAAATTTTCAAACATATTAGAATGTACTCAAATTCACCCTTTTAATAGTATTAGAATCAGTCGCAATGTATAGATGTGTATCACTGTACCAAATAGTTCCTGCAGAAACACCTTCGTTTGCCGCATTCGAGGTTGCAACTGATGCATTTGCAATACCACCATCAGTCAACTTCAATTCAGCTGTAGTGACACTGGTTATATTAGCAAAAAAGTTTGTAACAGTTATCTTATTACTAGCAGGAACTCCTAATGGGTCGTTGACGACCAACAGAAGATCGTCATCACTAACACTAGTGATTGCTGTAAGTTCTGAAATCTTCTTGTCAGCCATAATTCGTCCCTATTATACTAGAGTTAATGTTGCAGCGTTAGATGGTGCATCAGTTCCGCCAGGAACACTTACTACACAACGATATTGATTCCCACTAAGACCTGTATCAAGAACCAAGTCAAAAGCTGGTCCATTTACAATAGGAATATTTGCAGTAACACTTAAATTAGCCCAAGTAGAACCAGAATTAACTGACTCCTGCCATTGGTATGTTAATGTGCCGCCAGTCGGGATAGTTGCTGCTGCAACCGTTAAGTGGACTGGTGCACCGACGTTAACATCACCTGTGTGATTAGACGGGTGAGCCACGATATTGATATTAAAATCTTGCATTACAACATCTTCTAGATCGCCTGACATTGAGCCAGCAACTAATACTTCTGTAAATGTTCTGCCTGCTCGACCGCCAGTTCCCGTAGTTCTTCGAACCCAACCAGTGTGCCCAACAGGATTTCCTGAATCTCTTTCTGCTGCCGCTTCATCTGCGCTTACACCGAAGACTGTAGTTAAATCGCCTGAATCTCCACTGCTTGATGATGATTCTGTGCTAACAAATTTAGGTTTGCTTGCGGCTTGATCTGTATTTTTCCAACTTGACATGTTATGTCCCTCTTATCTTTTTAACTTATGTTTATTTATTTGTTAGTTTTTCAGCAACTTTGTACATCACGGTTTTCCAACGGCTACCATATTTTGATTCATAATATGATCTCTTTTCCATCAACTTAGTTTTTGCTTTCGTGAGATTATCTTCATCTTCATCTAATGGATTTGAAAAAACAGCATGTGCTTCAATATCTTCATCCTTTGATTCTTCCAATTTGCATGCGGCTTGATCTGAGTCTGAAATTTTAGCATAATCTTCAGTTTCTTCAAATACGATGGATCTGGAAACGTCAGCAGAAATCTTACGCACATATCCTTCCATCTCAGGATTGACATCTACATCTTCTTCATCATCAGATTTGGCTTTACGAAATTCAAGTTCTTTCTCAAGTTCATCATCAGATAGGTCACCAACTTTTCGAGTGTCGACTTTCTCTTCTTCTTCATCATCATCATCAGCATCATCAGCATCATCAGCATCAGCATCGGTATCAGCATCATCATCTACATCAGCATCAGCATCGGTATCAGCATCAGTATCTGCATCATCATCATCATCCGCATCATCATCAGTATCTGCATCATCATCAGTATCATCAGATTTTTCATCGTCGTCATCGTCGTCATCGTCGTCATCGTCCATGACATTAATGTCTATGTCTTCCTCGTCAGCTTTATCTTTTTTGGCGTCAATTGCATCATCAGTGGCGGCACGTTTCTTATGTAAATATTCATCTGAATCGTCTACATCACCATCATTGTCGATATCTTTATCTGTTCGATCATCGAAATCTTTATCGACTTCATCATCGTCAACTGGATCAAGTTTTGCTGCTTCTTTTGCCGCCTTTAATGCAATTCTAGTAGCATTAATTTTGTCTGTAGAGCGGTTATCTCCCGCTTCAGCTGTCACAACAGCCTTTACCGCATCAAGTAATGACTGCGTTAGTCCGAATCGACCTTCTTTAATATTCGTATTCATTTTAATTTACCTTTGCGATAATATCGCCTATTTTAGAATTTGTTAACCGTACATGTCCGCCACTTTTAGTGCTCAACTCCAACATATCATTTTTGTTACCAACAGCAACAACCTTTTTCTCAATGATCACAGCGTACTTAGGGATACCACTTTTAATTGGTTGTTGTGATTCCGTGGTTTCAATTTCTTCTAAAATGTCGTCCAAATATTTATAGAAAACTTCGACCACTATTGGATCAGTTTCCCAATCAAATGCAGATTCCGATCGAGCTGCTTTGAGCCGAGCAATTTCAGCCTTGCGAATTTTAGGTAACAATTTTTTAGCAATTTTAGGAATCGCAGCTGCTTTTTTGTCTACCAACTTATCAATCGCGACTTTCTGTGCGGTTGCTAATTTAGCATAATCCTCACCTTTATCCCCAGCAACTTTTTTACGCAATATATTTTTTGCTGCCTCCTTAGCACGCTTCATTAACGTATCTGTATCCGCCATACGTTTAGCAGCAACTTTCTTTTTACGCTGGAGTTTTGCTGCCATTTTTTTCATTAAGCGTGAACGCATCATACGTTGTCTAGCATCTAAGGCTTCATTGATAATTTCTTTTTCCATAATACTTCTAACCTCATTGTATATTTTCTTTGCTGATGGTTGAATTTTTTTAGGAAGACCTGATTTAAATGCATCTAGATCACCTTCTTTTGCTGCGGCTCGCATTTTAGAAGCAGACATACCTTCTACTCCATCTGCATCCGGATCCCGCTCACCTGCAGACATGATTTGAATTGAATCAAATTTATAATCTTTGCCATTATACTTTTTGATAAAACCCATACTAGATATGCGGTCTGACCCTACAATCATTATAACATCAGTATAACCTTGTCCTTCAATTTCTTGAAGAATGTCGATAGGTGTTCTTGCATTTGACTTTACAACAATCTTACCAAATGCAATTGATGCATACTTAAATTTAAAATCATAGCTGAGTGGGTCTTTTTTGTTGTTCTGTGTATGTGAAAGGTATATTTTTGAGTCCGCACCATGCTTTTTAGCTACAGATTCTACTTTATCGACCAGTTTTTGATGTCCTATTGTAGGAGGATTCAATCTACCGAACGTGAATACAACTTTTTTCATTTAAAAAACCCTTTACTTTTTCATATCATAGCGGTATAATAAGAGTGCCGCTCGTGATTACCTGTTCAGGTATTTATAATGTATTGTATTTCATATGTCATAGTAAGAAAGTGATTGTACCAGCAATTGATAATAGAATACCTGCCCATGTTGCCAATGCTATATAATATGTGTG